AAACTGGTAATCTTGCGTTGGGCTTCTTTAAGCCCTCTTTCGGCATCCTCTTTTGTTTTATAGGTGCCGACATAAAACTCTTCGCCTTCTGAAGTTCTTTCTTCAGAAGAAGAGTCTTGCCCTTCTTGAGGTTGGCCAGTCTCCTCTACTTCCGCTTTATCCTCAACTTCTTCCACAGAAGATAATTGAGAATTTTCAGAAGTTTCGGGAGCGGTCTCTTTGGAGTGTCTGTCCATAAAACCTCCTTATTTATTTATTATTACCCTTAAGTTGTTCTTTAATTAATTCAAGGTTCTCGTTATATACATAATCCAAAATCTCTTCAAATGCGTGATAATAAGCCCTTAACTTGTAAATCTCTTCTGCTGGTATTTCATCAGCTAATAAACCGTCTTTAATCGTTTCCATTCGATCTTCAATCATTTCTTTGACTATCTTCCAGCCATCCGTTTCGGTCATTTGTTTAATTTTCTCATATCGTGAAGCTAATTCAGCCTCTTTTTCTTCTCTTTTTTCTTTTTCGTCGGACATTTTTGCCTCCTTTAGCCAATTTCTTGGCTATTTTGTTAATTTTTTCTGGTAATGATTTGATATTTGGCGTGTGTTTGGCCCATTTTTCGGCAGTTTGGGGCATATTGGCAAACATCCACTTCATTTGGGCCTTACTTTTAAAGGGCATTATTTCCCCCTTGATAGCTTACGAGCCATTTTCCAAAATACAGAAGCTGCAACCCCCTTCCCTGCCTCAGCGGAACCATACCTTTTTGCCGCTTTTCGAGCAATTTCCTCAAATCCGCCCGTCTTATAAGTGCGTCCCAACTTTTTAACCATTGCTAAGCCCTTTTTACCTTTTGGTTTAAGTTTTCTAACTTTTGGTTTTACTCTTTTGCGTGCCATAAATTCTCCTTTTATTTAGTTTTAATGGCGGGTGTCGCCGATACTCCTGCTTGTGAAGGTTGTGTCTCTCCTCCTTCTGGCATTACCTCCACTTGCGGAGGTTGAGCCTCAAGTATATCTTGAGCCTTCGACCTTTGAATTTCCGCTTTTGCTTTGGCTAATTGTTCTGGCGTGTAAAGCAAGCGTTCAATATCACCCACTTTAAATATTTCGTATAATTTATCCAAGAAGTTGGGCGTATTAATCCATTGCGAAGTGTATGGATTGGTTAAAGTTAATTGGAATAATTGAATTAATTGCTGTCTTTTAAGATCTTGATCTACTGGCTCAGTGGAGCCTGCCTCAACCCGAACATCAAAATTGCCCCTAATGTCTTCAGGTTTAATTTTGATCCATTGTTTGCCCTCTTCGCCGATGATGCGAATAATCCGTGTTTGATTAATAAAAAAGTTATTTAAAGCGACAATCATTTTACCTATTTCTCTTAAGCCCATTTCTTCAAAGAGAAGCGTCTTCATCTTAATGATTTGATTGCCCGCCTCTTGTAAGAGTCTAATGCCTGTAGCGGTGTTATTGGCCAATGTTTGTTCCTCATTCCCCTGTCCCATTGTATATTCAGAAATGCCCGAGACCCTTTGAATATCGCCCTTGATGATTGTCTCTTCATTGAATGACGAGCCCGATATATCCGACATTTCTAACGGTCTAATCTGATTAATATCGTTAGCGGGGATAATTGCTCCTGGCTTGAAGAAAAGATTTTTATAATTTACTCCCGCTGATCGAGCGACCAATAAAACTTTATTTAATCTGAATTTGGTATTATCCATTCGAGCGTTTCTAACCGAATTTAACTCTCGCTGCAACACCTCTAATCTTTCCGCTTCACCTATGCCATAGAATTCATTGGGAACCAAAGTGTCAACAATACGCACAAATGGCTTTTGCTGATGAGGATAAGGATTTTCTTCTTGTCTGATGATTATTTGGCGATTGGCAATTGTGGTCACATACTCATCAGTCCAACATTCTAACAATTCAACTTTCACAAACTCGTCGTCTGATTGATATTCTTTGGTGGAATCTTTATCGGTGACAACATCACGGCCAGAAATAAACTCGTTCAAATTCAAATTATCTGATTTTTTGACTTTCTTAACCGCTTTTTGGTCGTAAATTTTAGACTCTTTCAGTTTTTTAAGCGTGGTTACCGAACGTTGAATACACCAATTGGCCAACTCTATATTTGTAGCGCCTGGTTCAATAAAGAAGTCTTTAATGTCTAAAATCTCTACATTTGGCCCATCGTACAAAACGGAGGGTTTTTTAACCGTTTTTTCGCCAGTTTTTACTCCTCCGACGGTCAAAATTGGCTCTTTGGATAAGATATTCTTGGTATTAAACGCCCAATCAACTTTCGCAATTCCCGTGCCGTAAATTAAAGCGGATTTAATCAATTGGATTAGTTTTATCCGAATGTCGTTTTGGTCTAATTGATAATCAATTAAGGCCTGATGCAATCTGGCCGCATCTTTATCTTTCTCTTCCCGTCCCTCTAAAACGATGGTCGGTTTATTCATCACCATTCGAGGGACGATATTCTCAATAATGGTGAAGATATAAGGGATAAAAAGCTGACTTTTCCAATTTTGCTCGTCTTCTTCCAAATAAAAGCGATAAAGCTTATAGAATGTGTCCCATTTATCGTCATAAGGACTACGCCAATCTTTGGCTAATTGAAAGCGTTTAAGCCATAAGTCTAATGTGTTGTTTTTCATAAGTTCTCCTTAATAAAGTCCATATTTATCATATTTTGGTTGGTAATCGTATATATCCTCCGTCTTTTCCAAAAAGATAGTTTGAACGAAATAACGAAGCGCATCCATGCAGTGATCAAACGCCTTTTCTGGCCTTTCTGGCTTGTTAAGATTTTCTTTCTCTTCTGAAATGTCCTTCCAAGAGTAAGTCTCAAATTCTCTAATGGTATTTTGGCAATGCGAAGCGACAAATAGTTTTGGTTGGCCGTTTTCTCTAATTTTTAAAAGTTCTCTCACCCTTTCAATTCCCGCCCTGAAGTGGTCTTCTGTAGATGCTCCAGCAATTTTAACGGAGGGAATGGTATAAATGCCGTATTCGCTCAAATTGTTAGCCGTTTCTTTCGCCGCCGAGTCAATGATATAAGCGGTGATAAACCAATTGCCTTGTTTAGCCTTGATGAGATTAGCCAATTCGGAGGTTTTCAAATTCTCTCGGTAAATCTCATCATAGATAAACAAGTTATTGTCCTGATCTACACCAATAAATAAAACTGCGGTGGGGTTAGTTTGCCCGGGGTCAATAGAGACATATTTAACCCATTCCTCTTTGGGCTGTAAGAGTTTAATCACGTGAGTTGAGCGGTCAAATTCTTTATAAACCAATCCAGCCTTTTTACAGAATTCGGCCAAATATTCTTGGGCGAAAACATCTTCCGGTAAAGTTTTGCGTTTATATTCCAATTCTTCTCGATCAATATACGGATTATCATAACTGGTAGCGTGATAATAGCCCCAATTCTTTTGGTTTTCTTTCTTTTGGGCAAAATCTGCCAAATCTTTGAAGTGATTATAGCCATTCGGTGTAGAAACGAATATCACCCGCCCTCTTGTCACATTGGTCATTGGCGAAATAATCTTTTCGTAAATATAGGGTTTAATGAATGCGTATTCGTCCAACGCGCAACCATCGAGTTTTGGGCCCCGAAGTGAATTGCCAGACCAACATATTTTACCATTTCTTCTTACCAAAACTACATGGTTGGGAACTTCTACACAATATATTTTGCCATTATACCAACGCTTAGTAATATAACTGCCACTGGTTGCATTTCTAAAATAATTAAATTTATTTTTATAAATGGCCACTTGGTATAAAATATGTTTCGAATTTATCTCTCTTCCTCTTATATAAGAAACAGCCTGTGGCTTAATGGAAATATTAGCAGAATAGCCAGCCTTAACTGCTATTTCTTGAACGTCATCGGCTAATCGTTTAGATGTTGTATAATAATATCTTGAACCATTATGTATTGTCCCATCGCCTTTTATTAACCAATCAAGTAAAATCCTTAATTTTTCCGCCGATACTTCTTTGTATTTTCTGGGAATAAATTTGGTATATTTATTACCCAAGGGCAACAATTTCTTCCATAATGCCTTATTTAAAATTTCAAATCCGTGTTTTCTTTCACCAACTTTATAACCCATTCTTATTAATAATTCTTTTATTTCATTTCTTTTTTCTTTATTAA